CATGCTTTGATGCCAGACGCAGACATATCAGCAGAACATTCAGAAGTTCAAGCAATATGTAATGTAGTTTGGACACAAGCAATCAAAGATGCTTATGACGCTTTTAAAGCTACACAAGATAGTATATAGTAATTTTAAGGAGAAAACATGATAACTATAGACGACAAAAAGTATGATGAAACTAAACTTTCTGATGAAGGTAAAGTTGCGTTAAATAATATCCAAGTAATTAGTCAAGATCAAAATCAGTTAAAGCTAAAATTTGCTCATAACGATATCTTGTCAAAACATTATTTAGATATTTTAAAAGAACATCTACCTGAAGAAATGAAGGAAGAAGAGGTTAAATCGGAATCTAAATGAGTGAAGTAAAAGTAAATAAAATCAGTCCACGATCCGGTACCGCTATTACATTAGGTGATAGCGGCGACACCTTTACTATACCTAGTGGAGCTACATTAGCTATCGCAGGTTCAGTTACCGGGTTTACTTCAGCGGGGATCGATGACAATGCAACTTCTACAGCTATTACAATTTCAAGTGATGAGGATGTTACATTTACAGAAGATATTAAATTAGGTGATGGTAAGAAAGCTATTTTTGGTGCTGGTTCAGATTTTGAAATATTACATAATTCAGTTACTGGAAATTTATTTAATTTAGCTGCTAATCCATTAGAAATTCATCAAGCTGGAACTAATTCTGTTTTACAATTATATAGAGATCCCGGTAATGGAGTTATTGCTCAATTTTATGGAGGCACTACTCAAGCTGGATCAATAAATACAGATACTGTTTCCAGTAGTCCATCTTTAGAAATTAGTGCAGTAGGTGCATTTGCAATTAGAACAAATAATGGTTCAGAACGTATGCGTATCTTATCAGATGGAAAAGTTGGTATCGGAACTGCATCTCCTGCAAGACAATTAACTGTAAGTGGCTCAGCTTCTCCAGTAATTGCTATAGTAGATACTGGAACTTCTGGTTCTCCATCACTTTTCTTTGGAGATAGTAGTGCAGATAATGTTGGAAAAATTCAATATTCTAATTCAAATAATAGTTTAGCAACAGTTGTAAATGGTAGTGAACGTATGCGTATCACATCAGCAGGATTGGTGGGGATTGGAACTTCATCTCCAGACACATTACTTCATTTAAGTAGCACAAATCCAGTTATAACTTTTCAAGAAACTGACCAAAGTAATCGAAAATTTCAAATAGGTTCTTTTGGTAACGCTTACGCAATTTATGATGCAAGCAATTCTCAATACAGATACATTTTAGATAATGGTGGTAATCATATTTTTAATGAAGGTGGATTAGATTGTGATTTTAGAGTTGAGAGTAATAATAATGCCAATATGTTATTTATTGATGGTAATAGTGACAGAGTTGGTATCGGAACTTCATCGCCAACACAAAAACTAGATGTTAGTGGAACAGTAAAAGCTACATCATTTTCTGGAGATGGTTCTGCATTAACTGGGATTAGTGGTGGAAAAGTTTTACAAGTTATTCAGACTGTTAAAACAGATGCTTTTACAACTACCGCTACTTCAATGACCGATGTAACAGGATTTTCAGTTTCAATAACACCTAGTTCTACTTCAAGTAAAATTTTAGTTATGATAAATGTTTCAATGATAGCGAATAATGGTGCGAATGGTAGTCTAATAAATTTATTAAGAGGTAGCACAAGTCTTACAAGTTCTTCTGCAGGAGGTAGTGCTGATACAAATAATGCTTGGAATGTAGGTGGTGGTGGAGGAATGACTAACAATAATAGAAAATATAACTCTCCTAGTATTTCATTTTTAGATTCTCCATCTAGTACTTCAAGTTTAACTTACAAATGTCAAATGATGGTAAATGGTGGAAGCACTACAGCTTATTTTAATAGATGGGCTTTAAATACTGACCATGCAGGAGTTTCTACAATAACAGTTATGGAGATACAAGGATAATGATTGAACAAGCAATATTAAAGATAAATCCAAATGCAGAATTTTCTGTTAATGGAAATGACATAAATCAAATCACTTGGTTAAATAACACAACATCAATTTCTAAAGAAGATATTGAAGCTATGATACCAACTGTTGAACAAGAATTAAAAGATGCTGAACAAATAGCAAAAGATAAGAAAGCGTCTGGTAAACAAAAACTTTTAGACCTAGGTCTAACTGAAGAAGAAGTAAAAGCTATAATTAACATATAGGAGAAAACAATATGGCAATAACATACGAATGGTCCTTCCCAAATTTTGAGACGGACTCTAATAACAAAGTGAAGAACATTCACTGGAGATATACAGCAGTTGACGGAGATCACTCTGCGTCTATGTATGGATCTTGTGCAGGTTCTGAAGGTATGGATTTTGATGCTATGACTAAAGAAAGTGCAACTGCCTGCGTATTAGAAATGTCTGATACAACGGAAGCTGATATGCAATCAAACTTATCTGCACAAATCGAAAGTCAAAAAGCACCAGAACTTACATCAAAAACTAAAAGCTGGTAGTAATCTACCATGCTTTTAGGATTTGCAGCATTCGCCGAAAGACCGTTTTCAACAGTCGATGACGATAACAATGTAACAATACAAGTAACAGGTAATGCTTTACAAATCAGTATTGGAAGTATTGGAATTACTGCAGATTCAGTTGTAGAAAATGTTGATCCTAATAGATTAACTTTAGGTACCGGAACTCTTACAATTACAGGAGATGCTAATTTTTCTGTTACAGGTAATGCTACTACATTAGGTGTAGGAACGGTTATAGTTACAGCAGATGCTAATACATCGGTTACTGGAAATTCATTGACCTTATCTACTGGAAGTGTTACAGTAACGGGAACAGCATTAGTGAGCCCAACAGGTTCACAATTAACTTTAAACACAGGGGAACCTGGTATTATCACTTGGAATGATATTATTCCTGGTGTAAATATGACTTGGACGGAGATAGAACCTTACTAATATGGCATCAACTTACTCATCAGATTTAAAATTAGAACTAGTTACAACTGGTGAAAAAGCCGGTCTATGGGGATCAATTACCAATACTAACTTACAAATTTTACAACAAGCAGCTTCAGGATATATAGAAGTAGCAATGACTGGTAACTCGGACATTACTTTAGCATTAACAGATGGTGCGGTATCTAATGGTAAAAATCTATATTTTAAATTAACAGGTACTTTAGCTCGTAATCAAACTTTAATTATGCCTAATAATGCTGAAAGAGTTTTTATTGTAGAAGATGGAACAGATAGAACTACCGCTAACAAATATACTTTAAGCGTTAAAACAACAAGTTCATCAACTCCAGTTGCAGTGCCTGTAGGAGCTGTAATGCTTCTTAAATCAGACGGAACTAATACAACTAAAGCTATCACAGAAAAATCATATTTTACAATTACATCTTCTTCTATTACTACATATACAGCAGTTGCTGGAGATCAACTTTTAGTAGATACTACACAAACAACAGTTACAATAGTTTTACCAGCCTCCCCTGCAGTAGGAGATGAAGTGGTTATAATAGATGCAAGAGGAACTTTTGCATCAAATGCTGTAGCCGTTAATAGAAATGGTCAACCTATTAATTCAGCTAGTACTAATTTATCGTTATCTACTAATGGTCAAGCTATAACTTTAGTATATGTTGATTCAACAAGAGGTTGGGCATTTAAAACTAATACAGCGTAGGGGTAACAAATGCTTACACAAATTAAATTTGCTCCAGGAATTGACAAACAAGATACTAGTGTTGGTGCTGCAGGACGTTGGGTAGATTCAGATAATACTAGATTTAGATATGGCCTTCCAGAAAAAATAGGTGGCTGGCAATCATTATTAGATAAAAGCATAGTAGGAGTTTCTAGAAAACTACATTCTTTTGTAGACTTAGAAGGAAATAGATACACAGCAATAGGAACTGACAAATTTTTACTTATATATTTTGAAGGACAGTTGTTTGATGTAACTCCTATAAAAACTGCAATTACAAGTGTTGGAATGTCTACTGGAAGTGACCCTTCTAAAGAAGTTTCATTAACTTTTTCAGCTAATCATAATTTAAAATCAGGCGATATTATTTTATTAGATAATGTAAGTGTACCAACTGGAGTTAATTTAAATAACTCTGATTTTGAAGATAAAATATTTCAAGTAACAAGAGTTACATCTGCATTAATTGCAATTGTAACCGGTACTCAAACAGCATCTGGTGCTGCATCTAATGGTTCTTGTACTGTTATTCCATACGAACCAGTAGGTCCCGCTGCACAAGCCTATGGTTATGGTTTTGGTATTGGTGAATATGGTGGAACAGTACCTAATGCACAACAAAATTTTTTATCTTCAGGAATAAATAATAGTGTGGCTACTATCCCAGTTACCTCTAATGCAAATTTTCCAGCAGCTGGTACTTTAGCTATTGGCACAGAGTTAATTACATATACTGGTAAAGGAACAAATACTTTTACCGGCGCAAGTCGTGGTGCTTTAGGCACAACACCTGCAGCACATAATTCAGGAGCAACAGTTACAGATGCAACTAAATTTACAGGTTGGGGTAATGCGGTTGATGCATCAACTGTTACACTAGAACCTGGAATATGGTCTTTAAATAATTTTGGTCAAGTATTAGTTTCAACTATTTTTAATGGAAAAACTTTTACTTGGAACTCAGGTATTGTAGATAGATTAACAACAAGAGCATCTACAACAACACCAGGATTTCCAACTGCTATATCAACTGGAGCAGGTAATCCAACAGCTACTAGACAAACTTTAATATCTCCTACAACAAGACACTTAATTCATTTTGGAACAGAAGAAATAATAGGAGATGCTTCATCACAAGATGATATGTTTATTCGTTTTTCTGATGCAGAATCAATTAATGAATATGACATTCAAGCAACTAACTCAGCCGGTTCGCAAAGACTTCAAGACGGTACAAAAATTATGGGAGCGTTGACCGCAAAAGAAAATACTTTGGTGTGGACCGATAACGCATTATATACTATGAAATTTGTAGGAGCTCCTTTTACATTTGGCTTTGAACAAGTAGGTACTAACTGTGGATTGATTGGACAAAATGCTGCTGTTGAAATTGATGGAGTTGCATATTGGATGTCTAACAATGGTTTCTTTTCTTTTGATGGTACAGTAAACTCACTGCCTTGTTCTGTTGAAGATTATGTTTATGATGATTGTGCTACTACTAAAGGTCAACAAATTAATGCAGGTATTAATAATTTGTTTACAGAAGTAACTTGGTGGTATCCAACTGCACCTAATGAATTTAATAATAGATCTGTTACTTACAATTATGGAACTGAATCACAATCAATTCCTATGGGTAACTGGTACACAAGTGTAAATGAAAATTCTACAAGAACAGCTTGGATTGATTCTTTAATTTATCCAAAACCTTATGCTACGGCTTATAATAGTTCTAATGATGGAACTTTTCCTGAAGTTATAGGCCAAGATGGTTTAGGTCAAAGCGTATTTTTTGAACACGAAACGGGGACCGATCAAATTAATCCAGATGGAACTACCACAACTTTAACTTCTTTTATTCAATCATTTAGTTTTTCTTTACAAGAAGGTCAGAGTGAAGTATTTCTAGCTATGAGAAGATTTTTACCTAATTTTAAAGTCTTAACAGGTAACAATAATGTTACTATTGGAATTAAAGATTATCCAGCCACTGATGAAATAAATTCTACCTATAGTCCTTTTACAATTAATTCTTCTACCACACATATAGATACACGTGCTAGAGGTAGATATGCAAATTTAAAAATAGAAAATACAGGAGCTGGTGAGTCTTGGAGATTTGGAACTTTTCAAGTAGACCTTCAACCAGATGGTAGAAGATAATGGCAAAAATAGTAGTAAGATTACCTGAACCAAAAAAAGAATACACAGAAGACAATCAAAGACAAATTAACAGAGCTTTGTCTACAGTTATTGAACAATTAAATTCTACATACTTAACACAATTAAAAGAGGACCAAGAACGATATACTTGGTATGGATTAGGTTAATGGCAAATATTTATAAAAATGAAAAAGTAGATTTAACTACAACTGATTTAACAGTTTTATATACAGTACCTTCTAATTCTAGAGCAATTATAAAATCTATTTTAGTAACAGAGGATGCTAATAGTGGAACTAATATTACTATTACTTTAGTAAATGCTACAGGCGCAATTTTTAATATTGCTAAAACAAAACCTATTGCAGCTTTAGCAACAGTTCAGATATTAGATGAGCCTTTAATTATGCAAGAGAGTGAAGTTTTAAAAGTTCAAGCAGGAGATGCTAACGAACTTTTTACAATAGCATCAATATTAGAAATAAATAGAGAGGATAGATAATGTCATTTATAGAAACAAAAGCTTCAATTAGGTATGAAGTAATTGATGGTAAAAAAGTACCAATAATTACACCAGAATGTGAAGTAACTTTAACTAATATAGAAACAGGTGCAGAATATAATTCTGACGCAGAAGCATTAGCTGATGTACAAAACAAAGATACTAATACTAAAGCAGAACACATACGTAGAGATGTAAAACTTATTGTAGAAGGTATACCTTTAGGTGCTAAAACTAATATATTCTAGATTGACTAGTGGTTAAAAACCTAGTAAATTAAGAATATTGGCTTATAAACAAGAGTAGCCACCTTGCTATGGAATTCATATTTGATAAGAGCCAACTACAAGATATGCAACAAATCATATCCTTGTATAAAAAGTTTGATAGGAATAAAGAGTATACTCGAGAAGACTTATACTATCACATACTTCCCTCTATTAAATTGAATCAATATAAAATTATTAAGGAGAACAACAAAGTGGTATCTTTTGCAAATTGGGCTTATTTAAACAATGCCTCAGAACAAGAGTTTAAAAAAACAGGAGACTTTTCTAATGAGTCTTGGAAAAGTGGAGATAATCCTTGGGTGATAGATGTTGTTTCTAAAATTAATGGTGCTAAAATAACCCATTGGTTAAGACATAATTTTAAAAAAGTTAATTGGATGAGATCAGATAAAAATTTTAAGTTTTATAGAATAAGTAAAAAAG